ATCACTCGCTACTACCACTGCTAATGTCTCATCTTCTATCACCTCAAGTGGCAGCTTACCACTCTCCTGATCTGTGTCTGACCCCACCTCATACAACACAACCCTAATCTCGTAGTGTTTCATGCTAGACATTCTCCTGCGTCTCAATCATAGACCTAACCTCCTGAAATAGAACGAAACTCTACCGATTGTTACTCGCCAGTATATATGGCCGTATATTCCCATTGTAAACCACTTGCCATTTGTAGACAGCATACTCTCACGCCACGATAGATTGAACAGGCATCCCTTGTTCTTTGGATGTTGTATTAACAGTCCGTAATACCCACCATTATTAGGGGTCCTTATATATACGCCCATTACCCATTCTCTCCATCCCTAGGGTCAGTGTTCCGACCCCGATTCATACTCTTAACCAACTGCCTTGCCACTTCCCTTTTCGGGTATGCCGCCGTAAAGGGTACCACTATCCTCGTATCCCCGAACAAGTCGAACACCTCACCCGCCGACTCATGCCCTGCATAATCCACATGCCACATACCATCCACATCCACAAGGTGTTCGAGTATCCAGTCCTCACTAAAGTAATACGTTGCACCATCTGAATTCATGACCATAATCTGTTACCTATGCTCCCTTGCTATTAACTCTCTAGTCTCACGTTCTCTCTTGTCTATCTCGCACTGTGCATGTGTGGTAAACCTGCGTGTATAATCATCCGGCTTACCTCCGAACTTCTTAGCTCTCTCTACTGCGCTAGGATTCAGCTCGATTGGGCCGCCACATATAGTACACTTAGCTTTCATAGGTTCTCATCACTTGGTAAATCTCCATTCGCTATGTAAATCACACAATCTACACACACATACATATGAATCATATGCCCATTCAAGAACCCATGCGCCACCTCTCTATTACCGCCTAACCCTGATCTACACCCCTCGCACGCATTCCAGCTAAAGAACGGTTCGCATACTGCTACCCCCTGCTCCCATGCATATATACCCTGAGTATCGTTATACTTAGGGCAGTTACCACACCCATCTATATAACTCCCCGTACTTAGGTGCTCTATACCCTTAGTACATTCCTCGAACCTCTCTTGCCATTCTCGCTGCTTAATAGTCGGTGTCTCTACCATTATACTTTCAACCATGCCTTGATAAACCCTAAGTGCCTGCTTGTGGTGATACTCGACCTGAACCCTGGCTTCTCATCCCACCATCCAAGACTACCATCCCCTAGCCTAGTTACTAACGGTTGCCCGTAGCTAAAGATAGTAACCCCATTAGTCCATAGGTTCAACCCACTAAACTTTTTCTCTTTACCCTGCTTGAATGCTTCGATTATTACCCGCTTGTTATCATGGTAACTCATGCCTCATTATCCTCCCATTCCATACGTGGTGGTGTATACCCTTTAGCATACCCCTTTATAGCTTCGACTAATCCATCTAGAAAGTGCTGACTAATTACCATAGTAGGCCATCACTACTTAATCCACCTACTCACAGGACGCCGCTCATTCACACACCCTCGCTCATGGCATACCTTGCCGTTAACCCGCAACATGACACACTGACCACATCGCCTTACTCTCTTGACGTTCGCCGCTTTAGATACCACTACCTTATTCCTCTCCTAATCTGTAGTGCCCTGAATCTTTGCACTCTCGCGCTAAACCTAGTACTTAACTGTATCCGTTCATATCTACCATGCACCATAATCATTCTGCTATTGGGCACTCACCCATCATACTAGCTGCCCTGTTCCCTTCCATATCCCTACTGCTGCCACTCTGCTACCCGTCCCTAACTCTAGTCCTAATCCTATCACCTTTCGCGGTACCTGTATACACCTGTCTTTGCTATGGTCTACCCGTTTCCTTATGCTTCGGTACTCTCCCTCTCTCACCTTGGGATTCTTCCGCTTCCATAGCACCCGCCTACTCCTGACCGTATTCGTATGCCTGCGCTGCGATTGATGGGTAACTGAGTCCTGTCTCACCTATCTATCCCAATCCTTGCTACGTTGTACACTGTGACGAAACTCTGATGATAGTGGAATTGCAATATCCCTTCCTCACCACTGTAATCGATGGCGTAACTGTCAGCCCATGCCGTAAACGCCACGCCATTCTTGAAAACTATTGTGATACTTACCGCCTGATTAGCCATACCTTACCTCGCTATCCTGTAACCTGTAGCTTGTTAAGTGCTACTAGCTAGGGATAAGGGTCAAAGTTACAGACTCTAGATGCCTCACTCACACGGGAGGTTTGCATCCGACTAACTGTAAGAGACTCGCCTTGAATCCCTAGCTAGCAACACTCACCCTATATCTACTATCTGCTAGCCTTATCATCATATGTTTAGAGTCGCCGCTTTGTTTGCCTATCCCTTACTCTCGCAAAGCCATTGACGATTATCATTTCGGTAAACCCTACTCTGATACTTCCGTTACCTAATCACACCCATACAGGCTACACTTAGGATTCCTATAGCATCGGACGGCCGCACGCCTTGACGCGACTATGATATGCTTTATCGAGTAGCCTACCGGATGTAGTACTCTAATCTCGTCGTATCCTTTATCCTTATCCTTTGTCTATTACCATCCTTTATCTAATCTCATAGTCAACTTGACTACATAGGGATTATCGCACCGTCTACCCTAGCGTGCCGGATTATTATGACAACTTGAAAACTTTTTTTCTGAATCTACTCATAACTAACCGTCAAGTAGGCGGACATAACGGCACCTATCCCACGTCTACAACTGGACATAACACTATACTTATTGTAAAGCTATGCGTGATAGTGCGAAGATGCTACAGCTACACGACCATTAGTTGCTTTACAATAAGTAATATAGTGCGAAGTTGTACAGGCTTACATATTGTAGACATAACACTGTACGTTATGTTAATGGATATATGTTCGACACGTATGTTCTAAGTGGTAGACATAAGGGTCTCGTTATGTTAAGCGAATATAGTAGACATAATGTAGTTAGTTATGTAAAGTATGGGGCGAGAGGGGAGGGGCTACGCAGCCATGACCGGTAGACGGACGTCGGAAGGTAAGGGATGAGTAGGAGAGGGGTGGTGGGGGACTCCTACTCTATACCTATCCTGGAATTGGGTTTGATATCGTTTACGATGTATATGGACTGATCAGAGCTTAACCAGATCACCATTGCAGATGATCCGCAAGAACCGGAATAGAGGATAAACCGGATGCCGACTATAGCAGAGCTTACAGACAGAGCAAATCACCCGACCATCAGCCCTATAGAACTCGTTATTAATTAATGGCATCCATCCTAGAGTCATATTACTTAACCCTATTCTTAACTAATACCTGTAATGCTTCTATCTGCTCCGGTTTTAGCTCCACTAGTATGTCATTTCCAACAGCTACGTAATCTAGACCGAGCTTTGTCGCGTGTTGTATAGCTCTGTTACTTCTGTATGATCTAAACGACCGACTCTTATTCATAATAGCCTGATATATATGTCTGTATAAGTCTAATGATTCATCATCCAGGTTAATATCCCTTGTAGTGATCTTTAGGCAGAAGTTAATTGTGGCTATTACCTTTGACCATTTGTCTGAGAAAGACCGTCCTCGCTTCCTACTCATGGGACGAGGATGCCTAACCGGTTCTGTAGCCTCTATGTATACAGGAGGAATATCCTTTAGCTTCTTCCTTACCTGTATCAGCGTTCCATCCGCCGTCATATAGTCAGTATTGTCAACACTACGAGCATTATCAACACCCATTTGTTATTGTCTCCGAAAAATACTCACTATCAGGGAAGAAGGTTAAGCATCTCATACACATCCGGCCAATCCTTACCCATTTTCTACTCCGGTTGATATACACCGTACGAAGCAGGCCATTACAGACCGAGCCGTCTATCTCCTCCAAACATACATCAGATCGTCTTTCCTGGGCAAAGCTGCCTAACTTACTGTAATTAGAAGTGGATTCCATTAATTGTTTACTCCTTTAGATACTTAATAGGGAAGAGTGGGTATAGGTGGTATAGGTACTATAGGGCATCTGTCGCCCTGGGTCAAGGGATGTTACGGGGATGTTACGTAACTTGACAGATGGGCATGCTGCTGATACGCTTAGGCGGCCAAGCCGACAGGTGTGTCCGTCGTCCCTACTACCCATACTATATTACTATACGCACTCTCCCCTATTATATCTCTATATGAGTATACATTTAGATTGACCGTAGTTAGAATCTAGTATGTATATATACAGGGATACGGGCGCATTTACCCCATCGATTTCCACGAATATTCCATAAAATGCGAATTGTAGTATGGGCGTGAGATACATATTGACATTTATATACTGATCTGTACTCAATCTATATATGGTTGAAGTAACGGCTGTTGATGAGTTTTATGATGCACTCCTGGATTCCGATGAGGAATGGGTAGAAACACTCCTATCTATCTTGGATAAGGAATCACAGGAGATTAGGGACTTTACCCTATCATTCTTACAGCGGGAGTATCTACGCCTACGCCGAGAGGGTATGGAATCGGGTAAGAGGCGCAGAGTTATCCTCAAGCCACGTCAGGCTTTTATCTCTACAGGTATTCAGGCTAAGAACTTCAAGGATTTCAATAGTATCCCTGGTACTAGGGTGCTGGTAGTTGTGCAGTCTGATGAGACTAAGGCGCTGTTTAGGAACCAGATAGATGCATGGGCTGACCAGCTAGCTCTATTCGGTAAGAAGCCGAAGTATGATATTGATAACGCGGGGATGATCGAGATCAAATCCATGCAGTGTGCGTATGTGATTGTCACTGCGGGAAGTAAGTTTGGGGGAAGAGGCGGTAACTTTAACAGGGTACACCTGTCTGAGGTAGACTTCTGGCAAGGTGATCCGCATCAGTTGATGAGAGGTATTCTACCCGCGTTGACTCAGAATGCAGAAGTAGATATCGAGTCCACTGCTAACCTCGCTGATGGTGTACTACATGACTACTATACGTCTGCCAAGAACGGTGAGAATGAGTGGCAGGCAATCTTCTGGCGTTGGTTCGATAATCCGGAGTACACAAGAGAGGTACCTGAGGGGTTTAAGCCAACACTAGAAGAGATGGAATTGATGAGTAAGCATCATCTGAGCTTAGATCAACTATCCTGGCGTAGGTGGATGCAGTCTGAGATGAAGAATACCGAAAAGGGCGGGCAGGGTATTAAGGCTTCGTTTGTGAAGGAGTACCCTGAGGATGATATCCGGCCCTTTATCGCCGGTGGTGATCAGGTATTGGATGAGAATGCGCTGTTGACGTATACCAATATCGTGGTGCCTTTCCTGGCTGAGTATGAGGGGTGGAAGTTTTGGAAAGGGCCGATATCAGGGGTACCTTTTGCTCTAGGTTCCGACCCATCAGAGGGTAAGAACGACTATACAGGTATGCATCTTATGGATGCTAGGAGTAAAGAGCAGTACGGGGTCTATAGAGAGAAGGTAGATCCGAGTCAGGTAGCGGCATCTATTAACATGGTAGGCCGGATGTACCATGATGCGCTTGTGGCAGTGGAGACTCCTGGCCCTGGGACTAGGGTTAACGACCGGCTTATAGATCAGTACCATTATCCGAATCTGTACTACTACTATAATGATGTGACCGGCGACTTTAGTGAACAGCCTGGATGGCCGGAAAACGTCAAGACCCGCAACATTCTAATGGACTTAATTCAGGAATGGACAAGGGCATTAGGCTATCGGATATATGATGAGCAAACGTTGAGGGAATTAGCGTCGCTTACATGGCGTAAGGTTGGCAGTATGCGTAGGGCTAGGGCTGAGGCCGGTGCAGGGGCGCATGATGACCTAGTGTTTTCCTTGGCTATCACGTTGGTTATATGTGCCGAAGCTGTTAAGCGTTGGGATTTGAAGTATGGGGGAGTGATCGGCCCTAGAGCGATCAGTATAGATCAGATTAGATACGAGGCTGAGATGGGATTGAGGCCACCGAGTCAGGCTAAAGGGTCAGAACAATGGGATAGCTGGAAATGGGATGGCGTAGTCCCTGGTGAATTGGACAGAGAAACCAATAAGAGCTATGAAACTGAGGATTCGCGCGTAAGGAGAGTCTTATATGGCTAGTAGGAAAAAGGTAGAGACAGACGCGAGTGCTCAGAGTAGTAAGCGTGGACTGTTTATCGGGGATAACGATAAGAGCGCAACCAGGATATATGAGGAAATAGTAAGAAGGAATAGGCGATTAGTCCCTAGGCATGCACGTATGGACTATTGGCTTAGTATGTACCTGTTGTATGACTATTGGCAGGACAATAAGCCTTTGGGTGAACGGCGGTTTGTATCTAATGAGCCTATGGTGGTAATTGATACGAGTCATAGGATTATTAGCCGATACCCTATTAAGTGGCAGATTGCCTACGATACACAGGATAAGTCCGATGATAAAGAGCAGCGGGTATATGGGGATATAGAACGTGCCCTGTATGGGTTTGCCGAGGATATCGATGATAGCCTGATGGAGATCGGAGATATGTCGGCGAGGAAGTGGGCCGCTGGTCAGATTCTGTTGAGAGGGATGGTGGTGTCAAAGACTCACCTAACCGAATTGGCAGAACGTGACAGTAATGTGGTTCACGCAAACTATGATAGCCGGTTTGTATTGCCTGAGTATTACATGGGCGGTATTGACTCGATTATCTGTATGACGCCGATGGATGCAGGGGAGTTGGCTTCCCAATACCCCCATCTAACATCCTTGGATAACTCAGACCCTAGTGTACAGGTTATGAAGGTAGAAGCCTGGGATAGAACGCACATGGGAGTCGGGTATAGCGTAGGTCAGAACGTAACAGGGATCGTTGATTGGTGTATTCCGCCAGTAGAGCACGGATTTTTTGGGGCAGAAGGCCAGAAAACAGAGAATACCCTTAATAGGCTCCCCTTTGTAGTCCGTAATGCTAACGGTGTCGCTATCAGGGAAAAGATCATTGGCCCGTTTAGTCTGAGAAGCAATGATGTGCCGAGAGATCGGCGGTCTATGCTGGATAATAGACTAGCTACGTGGAGGAATACACGCCGAGCTACGTCGGAACATGGACGTAGTATGCTGGCAGCGATTGAAAGGCACTATAGTCAGTTTAATGAGGCTGTGGCGAGTATATGGCAGCACTTCTCATTAGACACATTTGGGGTCTACTTCCTTAAGACTAGGGGTGGGTATGTTCCGGAATCCGTACAACAGGCTATTGGTAGTGGTGGAGTGGTGGGGATTGAGCGCACAGATGATGTACAGAAGTTCCAGCCTACGCCGGTTAATCAGGCGGGTGTTACCTTCCTACAGATTATCAGTGATGAGAGGGAGAAGGGAACGATTAGCCCTATCCTACAGGCGATGGGTAACTTCGAGTCTGGCTTCCAGATGGCTAGGGCTGAACAGGTAGCGCTTACGTCGCTTGAACCGTTCCTTGATGCGCAGAAGGAATGGGCTGGTGGTACAGGGCAGCTTATCCTGGATCAGATTGCATTAGGTGGGCTTAGTAAAACGATCAAATTAACCTACAGTAGTGAGACTAGTACGGGTGGACGTAAATATAGTAGGGTTGAGTTTGATCCTAATGTATTGAAGAAGCTGGGTAGGTTAATTGTAACTGGTGAGATCGAACCTGCGTTGCCTACTGATATGATGGAACGGGCGCAGATTGCTAATCTCCTTACTAACAGTAGAAGGCCGCTGTTGTCGCGTACTACCGCACAGGAGAGGATTCTTAAGATTCCCGATCCTGCGGGTGAGAATGACCGTATTTGGGAAGATGTTGCCGAGACTGATCCGACAGTTATTATGATGAGACTTGCGGCAGCAGCCAGGGCTAGAGGAGACGAAGAACTAGCCAAGATGTTTGAGGATAAGCATCAGTTTGCTATGGCTATGGAGATGGCACAACAGATGATGATGATGGCTCAGATACAGGGAATGGGACAAATGGGTAATAGAGGCGGTATGGGAGCTGGTAGAGGCTCTAATCAGGCTACAGATGGTAGTGGTAGTGGGGCGGCTAATCCTGCTCCACAAGTACAGAGTCCTGAAATGCGCGGAGAAGGTAGGGAGCAAGGTGGCGCAGATGGAGGTGCTGTCTAATGAGTGAGTATAACCCTGGAGAAGTTAATCAGACTAAGGTTATTGATCTAAAGACTAAGGCACTGAATGATAGCGTTAATTCTATCAAGGCAAGGATAGAAGAGATTATCAGGGAAATAGAATCAGGTGTTACTCCTGGTAGGGCTTTCGACCTTATCGGTCTACTAACTACTACGAATTCGGTGGCCGGTGGTACTCAAGGATTACAGCAGCTTGGATTCGAGATTGATAGCCAGATTAATGACCTGATTAATGCAATCAGGGGTATGTCTGCCGATCAGTCTTTTGGTGACATTATGACGTTGAATTTATCTCTTGAGCAGTTGCAGGAGATGAGGCGGGTATTACAGTCTAATCTGGCTCAGGCTACTACGGTGGCCGATCAGGAAAGCAGGAAGGGTAAGGCGTTTCAGACTCAGGTTGCCGGTATTCAGGAGCTACTAAAGGCCGGTAATCTGGAGTTTATGCCTGAGATCTGGTCGAATATGAGTACGTATGATAGGGAAGTATATTCAAGGTATGACCCTGAGGGTGCTCAGTACCTTAATAGTCTAGCTCCTGCACCGAGTGGATCTGTTACTCAATCAAGTACTAAGACGGCTACAGGGACAGGAACAGGGACTGGTACAGGTGGAACTACAGCACCTAAGACTAGTGCGCCTGTTGCACCACAGCCGACTAGAGCACCATTTCCTATCGTAGGTAATCTCGCGGGTAAGCCTGTATATGGTAGAGATGCGGATGGTATGCCACCTAGTGATAAGACTATTCAGGAAAGTATGCAGGGTGGAGAGGGGTTTACATTCGTCCAGAAGAGTAATGGGCTAGAGTTTATTCCTCTAGGTGGCGGCCCTGGTATGGGGTTTAGCTATGATTATCTTAAAAATGCTGACCTGGATGCTTTGGGATTTACTGGTGAACTTAAGGACTCATTAGCTAATGTACAGGCTGCATTACAGGAAGAGGAATCCTACTATAATCAGGTAATGCTAGAGCGTAATGAACAGGCGATGGTCTATGAGAGAGAGGCAGCCGAACAACAAAGAGGTGATCTACTCGATCAGTTAAGCCCTGGTAGTAGAATGCGATTACAGTCACAAGATAATCTCACTAATACTCAGGCTATTATTGACATGCTAGGTAGGGAACAGGCACAGCAGGCTGAGGATGAAAGAAAGACAGAGGAACAGAAGAGGCATGATGCCAGATATCTGCCAGGTAACGCGCCGATTGTGAGTAATCCGTAGTCATGAGTAATCTATACGCTAGGGAAAACAAGCTATTTGATAAGTTTAATGTGCCTAGGTTGCCAGATGTAATGAAACGTCCGTCAGTATCAAAACCTAGATTGCAGGATATTCAAGACAGTATGGGTAAGAGAGAAATCAGTATAGGTAAAAGAGACTCTGTTCAGCAGGCGCATCTACTTACTCGTGATATGCGACGATCAAAAAATAAAATGAGGTATGGATTATAGTGGAAGTAAATGGATTAATAGAGTTAGTAATTATTGTTGGTGTGATTGTTATTATAATAGCTATTATTAAAAGAGTTTAAGAGAGAGGGAGAGAGATGCCTGATAGCTTTAGTAATAGTGGTAGTAGACTAGCACAGATCGCGGCGGAAAAGACGCGAGATAGTAAGGTACTGGATGTGCTGGCGGGACTGAGCACTGGTAGGGCCGCATATAGTCCTGTACCACCATTGCCTAGACCTAATGGTAGTCAGTCACCTACAGTATCACAAGGTAAATCTGTGGCTGGGTCTTATGATAAGCGTATTGGGCCTTATGATAAGCGCCATGGAGAAAGCTCTATACAGGATTATCCACGACAGAACCATAATCTTACACAGCAATGGGTCGAGGGCGCGGGTGGGGGAGAAAGAGGATTCAGCGAGTTTAATTCTGCGTCAGCGTCTGTAGTACCCACTGATTTTAGATCTAGTATTAACCTTGACTTACAGAGTGCTGATGATTTCTATCAGACAGTCGGTAGGTGGCCTACTCAGCTAGATAACATGATCATTGAAGCTAGACGGAATTGGATGATTAATAGAGGATATAACCCTAGTAAACAAGAGCTTATGTACGCTGTTAATCAGGGAATGTTGGGATATAGAGACTCACAGCTTGGGGGCAATAAGCTCTAATGGTACAAGACCCGCTAGCACAGTCAGATGTTAACTTCTTTAGTGGTGGGTTGGTGCTGGACTTACAGCGATTCCAGCAGACCCCTGGAGAAGAACGTAGAGAGACACCTAGTTTAATACAGATTATCAATGAGAGTAAGGTGTTGCCTAGTGTGTTGGGATCGCCCGAGGTTAGCGGGGTTGTATCTGCACCGGAAGCACCATATGTGGATGTAAGTAGTATATTTGATGAGGGTGTAGAGACTTACATTGAATCCTTATCGTACAGGGATCAGGATGCTTTTTTCAGTCTGTTTGATACAACTACTAGAACGAATACTATTGTCCCAGAATTGAGCTTGAAAACCGGTCAGAGTGGTAGCTTATTTGGACTAGTGAAGTCTATTACTGGTGATCCTTTTGGGATTATTGGTGAGGGATTTAAGATACTAGATGTAGCTAGTCAGGCTACGGAACAGGCGCAGGGATTCCTATTCTCATACCTTACGCAGGGTTGGGGTAATGACCTCAGTATGGGTGAGCGTTGGGATGCTGGTAAGCTGTATTATGAGGGTGTATTTAATGGCTTAGATGAGATGAAAACGGCCTGGAGTTTGGCTGCTAGGGATGATAAGGGGTTTGATGAGTACCTGAAAGCCCAACAAGGTGGTTGGGTTGATATGGGTTTGAAGATGATACTTGATCCCTTATGGCTAGTCGGTGGTATGCCGCTGGTTCCTGGCGCTATTAGGATGACTAAGATATCAAAGTTGGAAGGGGTAGCGTCGTTCCTTCAAACAGGTATTAGGGCGGACTCTATTGGAGGGGTATTAACTGGATTACCGGTAGCAGGTAAGTTGTTTAGTAAAGCTGGTACTACTCTAGATGCTATGCCGATAGTGGGTAGTGTTTTACGAGGTACTATCGGTGCCTTTGGTATGCCTATTGAGTCAAAGGCTGCACGCGAGACTCTACAGGAAGTAGCCGTAGCTCTTAATGTGTCGAAAAAACTAACGGATAGTGTAGAACTAAGTAGAGCGCTAAAAGAGGTTGGTAATCCTGGGTGGATTAAGAGTCTATTCAGTATACAACCACAGCGGGCAAGCGAAGATATAGCCGGACAAGTGGACCGGTTAATGACGATAGCTGCTAAGAATGTAGAATCACCGGCAGACCTACGTATCTTAATGACGGATTGGAAGAACGGTGTAAACCTACCTAATGCGCTTAGTAATCAGCGTGTAGGTAAGATGTTCCAGATCATTAATAGGATGGAGTTTGAGAAGTTTGACTCATTGAACCCCAAGAGCTTCTATGCTGGTGATGATTGGCGTTTGAAGTTTATTGATGAGGTTAGACACGGTGCAGGTAGAGCTACTGGTACGCCTGGAAATACACTACTGGATATCAGTAAGGGTGTGTATGGAGCCGAGAATATCGGGGCGTTGAATCGTATGTTAGGGCCTATTAAATGGGGATTGGGAGTCACGTTGTTGAACCGACCCGCCTATACGGTGCTTAATATCATGAACAACACCTTTACTACGATGTTTGACGCCATCGATAGTTTCGACAATGCACCGTATGAAAGCCTTGGTGTTATCAGTAGTAGATTTGGTGTGTTTAGAGGTAGGCATAATGACTTTATGACTGCCAAATTTGATGAGGGGTGGAAAGAAACTCGTGATGGTGTGGCTCTTGGACGTGACTGGATGGAGAGGGAATTCGGTCTAGTCCGAGATAAGAAGGGTGCGCCTAAACATCTATGGGATAACGCTGCTTTTAACTTCGGGGTAAGGACTGCATCATTCTTCGATAGTGCGGCAAGAAGAACAAGTGCGGAGTTTGCTATGCTTAGGGCTGATCATTATACAGCTAAAGCTGGTGCAGTATTCCCTAATATAAAAGATGAATTTACATCTATTATAGATAAAGATTACCATATGCCTACACTTGTGAAGAATAGAGATAAGATTTCACGAGGTGAGGTCTTTGGTGAATTTGCAGCCGTTAAGATTCGTAATGAGATGTTTTCTGGTATAGATGATACTAATACTAGGCATGCTATGCAGGAGACACTAGAGACACATCTAGGTGGTCAGATGAGGGCTATAGAGGATGAGATAGTATCCCTTATACAGGCTAATGACTTGGAAGGTGCAAGGAATGTGCTGGCTAAGTCTAAGGCTGAAATGAAGATGTATGCACAGCGGGCGAATCGTATCAGTAACGTCGGAACATCTTCCCCGCCGGTTAAGTATGAGAGTATATTCGATGCTCATGTAATGGACTATGCGCAGCAGGCGGATGAGTTTACCCATTGGACTACACAGATGGGTCTGATGATGCGTGCTAGTGGCGCTATTGATCCAATGGGTGTTGGATTGGTAATGAACGGTATGACGTACAAGTGGGGTGCATACAGTGAGATGCGGCAGCAGTTGGTAGATGATTTTACTGCCACACTAGCTGAGGGTAATATTAATGCTAGTAGGTTAGCTCTCGATGAGCTAGAGAATCAGACTAAGGTATTCCATGACCGTATCAAAGCGGACATTGATAGTATAGTGAATCGGTTAGCTAAGGTGGACATTACTCAAGCGAGGGCTTTCAATGATGCATCAAGACGGTATCTTGACAGCCTTAGAGCGCCTGAGGATGCATTTAGATCGGCGTTACGTAGAACTTACCATCCCAGACGGGTTGGAGAAGAAGAAGCGTTTAATGCGATTAAAGACGCAATGGACACAAGAGCTACTGAGGTTAGAGGACTATTCGATCAGAACATCGAGGACTTTAGAGTCGGAGGATTCGCACCCGATCCAGTCCTGAGTGAAGCCCCGATGATGAGTGATAGATTTAATACATATGAGAGGGTGTGGGAAAAGTACGCCAATCATATGGAAGCGAATCTAGGTAGACTGGCCGGTGAAGCGGATAACTTGAGGTCTACAACAGACCTTGAATCTCTCGTTAAATGGATTGATGAAGAAGTAGCCCCTCGTATGATAGATTATCAATTCGCTAATGAGCGGTTTGTCAGGCATATGACCGACTTTAGTATGCTGGATTATACCCATCAGTACGGGTTTGAGAAGTACACACAGATGGTGTTTCCGTATGAGTTTTGGCCGACTAGGACAGCATGGCATTGGGCACAGAGGGCATGGGCTAAGCCTGGGGCAGTTAACGGTCTATATAATATTCTCGAATTCCAGCAGGAATGGCAGGCTCAGGTTGATGAGCGGTATATGAATCAGATTAGGGAACAGCTTAAGGATGTTAATCTGTCTCCTGAGGTAAGACTACAGTTGGAAGCTGAGCTTGAGAATGGTAGTGGATTAGCTGCCCGTATGAGGAAGCTAACTATACCCGTACCGTTTCTACAGGCAGGGTTAAACGCCATCGGTATATCCGGTGACTACAACACCGCGCCTATCCCGTTTATTGGCGGTAGGGGTATTGAGGTGGCATTCGACCCTTATGCTGCTATGTTTCCGCTGGCTGATTGGAGCAGGGATTTTGAGGACTATACCCCTAGGGCTGATAACTGGCTTGGTAGGCAGTGGCAGGGATTGAAGAATACTGGTCTATCATTGAATCCATTTGTCAGTACAGTAGGACAGCTAACCGGCATACTACCTGAGGGTGAAGAGGCCTTTAGTTGGCTCCGTAATGGTGGGCCACCGGCGTTTATAGCATTAGGACAGTCAGCGGCAGGTAGAGCCTTTTATCGTTGGGCGAGCTTAGGTGATGAAGGCCCGATGGCTAAGTTAGAAGAGGCGGTAGGTGTACCGATTAGAGAGTTCTTCTTTGAGAACGGGTATGGGCCAGAAGGTCTACTCTCGTATTTGGCAGCGGAAATCACAGGGGCAGACCCTAGAGATAAAAAGAACTTTGAGCTATTCGGTACGTCTCGCTTGCTTGCTTCACTTGCGGCGGAAGATACGCGGTTATTGGCCCTCGAACAAGAGCGTAAGAACCGGAAGATGGCTGGTGAAAACGCCAGTATGGTTGACGCAGATATCAACGCTAGACGTGAGGGTATCTCGATGGAATACGTCAAGGCGTATCATGATCAGTCAGGCCCGTTGTGGGAGAAAGCACGCAAAGGTTATGCGGATGTTGAGGGGCTGAGGAATCTTACCTCTTATTTCATGGGTATGGGTGGTATTAACGTATGGCAAAGAGGGGAAGTGATTCAAGAGGGGTTGGACTTCCTGAATAATGCTGTTATGCAGGCAGGGAATGATGCTGAGAGGCAGGCGTTCTTTGATCTGTTTCCGGAATATACACCTAAGAGGATTCAGGATACGGTGCTGAATGACCAGGTTGGTGCGCGTGAGATAGCACGACAATCTCTATGGTTCCATAATAGTGAGTTAATCCAAAAGACTTACGAGGGTAGGATTACTGAGCTTAATGGACAGATAGAGGCTATAGACCAGCAGATTGCAGGGATTGAGTCGGCTGGATTAAATCTACGGGTGAACAGAGAAGCGCGGTCTGGTCTATTTGACACTAAGGATGCACTACGGTCGAAGCTAGACGACTTGTATGATCAGCGTAATAAGGACTATGACCAGTTGGATGCCTTGTATGGTAAGCCGATCAATAGTCTGAGTAAGAATCCGTGGGAACGGGCGTTGGATAACTACGCTGAGGAATGGTATGCAACGTACAGGATTGAAGATGATACGGCCCGTAAAGCTGCACAAGACAAATTCCTTGCTAGTTTCGCTCCTAATACTCAAGGTAATACTCATCTTGATTGGCTTAGTCTAGGTGTACAAGCGGCAGCAGTGAGGGAGCAGACACGTCGTAGTTCGTTCGGTATAGAGAATGAGGCCGCAAGGAAGTTAAGAGAGAAAATGGGTATGGATATCGAGGCGCTAACCAATGAGGCTGCGGCCAGGGTTAATGCGCGTGATATTCGTGAACACTTGGGCCTTAAGGAATCTGGGCCACCATCTGCTAGCGTAGCTGAGTACCGTATGGCTGTAGGTCTATTCCAACAGTATAAAGCATTGGAGTTGCTAGGATTAAGTAAGGAAGAGGAACGGAAACAGAAGAAAGAATTCTGGGATAGTAACCCGCTGTTGGAACGATACTACGGTACTGAGTCTTACTTTGGGAGTATTCCAGATGCTATATATGGGTCACTACAGCGTTGGAATGAGATATTTGATGGGGCACCGGCGGAGGAAGGGGATGCGAGGTCGGCATACTTCAAGGCGTTGAATAAGGAGATAGAACAGTTAAGGGCTGTATTGGAGCCAGAAGGTCTAGTTAAGCCGGAAGATCCTAATAGTGTAAGACTAGGGCAGCTATGGGATGAGTACTTCTCACTGCCAGAAAAGAGTCAGGCACGTCGGGACTTTATGACGGCTAACAAGGAAGAGATCGATAGACTGAATAATGTCCTAGGTAATAAGCCTATGAGTGAGAGTCAGTCGTTTAAGGATGTGAGTAGAGAGGGACAGATATGGGATCATTACTACTCACTTCCATCTGGTGATGCTAGGACGGCTTATCTATTAATGGTACAGGGTGAGCTTAATGGTATCAGGGCACGACTAGGTAAAGAGCCTATTAATAATGTCGGGTTTATCTATCGTGACCCACGTATGAGCGAGAGTGCTCCGGTTACGTCGAGAGACTTAATAGGAGCGCTACCTCAATGAGATAAAAAATATATATAGACCATATATAGATATTGACTTTGTATAAAAGATCAGATTCAGTTTGTATAGGAGGTTTCTAATGACGATGCAGAACGCTGGTAATGGTGCTGGTGGTCAAAGTGGTAACGGTCAAGGCGGTAATGCAGGTGGTGGTGGTAATAACCCCAATAACCAGACTGTATTGACTGACCAACAGGCGGCAGATGCCCTTAAGCAACAGCAGCAGAACCAACAGCAGACTCAGCAGAATCCGAATGGTAACGGTCAGGGTAATCAGCAGCAACAGCAGCAGGCTACACCAGATCCCAAGACGGCTGAACTAGAGGCGGCTCTAGAGGCGGCTAGGGATCACAACAAGACGCTGATGGAGCGGTTGGAAATTCTGGCTATTGAGTCGCTTCCACCAGAACAGAAAGAACGGGCTAGGCAGTTGATTGCCGAAGCTAAGACCGAGGCAGAAAAGGAAATCAAAGAGACTAATGTAACAGAGCGTGAGTTGGTACTAGATCGGCGTGAGATTGCCGGTGAGTACGCGACTTATGGTCTGACAGCAGAAGCTCTTAAGGATGCTAAGAGTAAGGGCGAGATGGAAGTTATTGCTCTTAGGGCTAAGGCGGACTTTCTGGAAAAGGGTGGCAAGCCTAATCCCGCGCATATTCCTAGTGATAGGGGTGGTAGTCAGTCGGGCGGTGGTGGTACGAATGGTAACGCTAATGACCCGAATAGAAATGTACCGCAGCGTGGGGATAAGACGGCTGCACTTATTGGTGAGAGATTCAATCAGGCACGTGGTCAATAGTAGTATAGTTAGTTTATAGCAGGATATAGGAGTTACATATCATGGTTATGGAAGCCACAAGGGTTGTTGGTAGCCCTGATAGTGGGTATCCAAGTCAGCCTGATTCGCAAGCTATTGTGATGCAGGTTGATAACGAGCTTATTGAGACGATGGATATCAGCATTCCGCTGCTTACTATGGTAGGTGGTGTGAGTGGTGAACAGGTGAGGCAGAACAAGTTCTTCTGGCCTCTTGGTGATAACTGGACGCGTCGGCCTACGCATGGCGGTTTGGCTGCCGTAGGTACTGCGACTATTACGGTTACAGCGCAGGCTTTCCGGTACCCGATTGGTACGATCTTTAAGCTGGAGTCTGAGCTTGTACGTGTGACTGGTATTCCGGACGTTAACACGCTCAGTATTACCCGTGGTTATGCTGGTACTACTCCGGCTACACATGCCTCTACCGTCGAAATGATCGTCGCCGGTTCGTCTATGCATGAGGGTGACACTTGGGTCTATCGACCTACGCCTACCGTCACGCTTCCGTTCAACTATACGATGGTTGATAACGCAGCGCTTCGGAACACGTGGAGCCGTAGGGATTCACAGTTTTACGGTGTAGACGGCTCGCAGGAGTTGGATAAGTACACCGCCGATACTCTCCGTCAGAAGATGGTGGGTATTGAAGAGGCGCTTATCTCAAGTAGAAGGTTTGCCGGTGAGGCTAGCGAACCTCGTACCTCTGGTGGTATGGAATACTTCATTACCTCGGCTAATGGTGCCGATGTAACGGATAAGTCCGGTGCGGCTATTCAGCTTGCTGACTTCCATGGTGCAATGGACAGGCGGGCTAAGTCTATTGGTGTAGAGAACCTGCCCGATACATTCATCATGGACTCGTGGGCTAAGCAGAAGATTAGTGCATACTTCCAGGGTGCAAGGCGACTGACTAATCAGGAGAAGATTGGTAACTCAGTCGTTGATAGTATCGAAACGGAATGGGGAGTTAAGAAACTCCTTATGCACTATAGCCTACCGTTTGGTAATGTGTACGGGTTTAAGGCCGGTGATATTGAAGTAGTCCACTTGGGTAGCTCTGGTATGCCCCATATTGGCGAGACTATGGAGAATACTGGCCCGTTCCAGGGCCGATATTACTACGCTGAGATCGGCTTCCGTATTAAGCACATTGAGCGGATGATCCGTTTTCACAACTATTCGTTGACTAGTTAAGTAGAGTTTGAGGAAGGTATAAAGTAATGAACAACTTCCAGAATACTCTGACGATTAACACGCTTGATAGGCTGCTTGCATTCTTTCAAGCTACGTCGAGTAGACCGTCTATTGGTGACACCCTTTATCAGGGTACTAATATGCCTCAGGTAGTGTTTGTATCATCTGATAACGGTAGTAATAGTAACGATGGTCGTGATCCTAGGACGCCACTGGCTACGCTTGAGGAAGCCTTGGATCATGTGCAGGCTAACAGGGGTGATGTTATCTTCATCATGCCTGGACACACTGAGGCGTGGACTGCCGATGTAGTTATCGACGTTGCCGGTATCACTATCATCGGTCTTGGTCAGGGTGTTGATAGGCCGACATTTACCATTGGTGATGCCGCTGGTGAATCGTTGGATATTGCTGCGGCTAGTGTGATCCTTGAGAACCTTGTGTTTGTTTGTGGAGTTGATCAGCAGACTTGGATGATTGGTATCCGAGCTACAGACTGTTCTATTCGTAACTGTGAATTCAGAGAAGGTACCGCACTACAGCCATTGATTATGCTGGATATTGGTGCCGGTGCTGCCGCTAATGCTGCGGATAGAGCTTCGGTTATCAACTGTGTATTCAAGTCACCTACAGCCGGTGATGGTGACTCGGCTATCAAGCTGAGTGCAATTAGTAATGCGGTAAGGATTAGTGGTTGTAACATCTGGGGTGATTACGATGATGCCTGTATCCACAACCCCATTGGTTTCGTGTGTACAGACCTTGAGATTAGTGACTGTATCTTGTCTAATGTACTGACAGGTCAGCACGCTATTGAGTTGGTTAGTGCATGTACGGGTAATCTGATTAGGAATCTGTATCACAGTGACTTGACTCAGGCTACGGCTTCTGACCCTGGTAGTTGCTTTAGTTACGAGTGCTATCACGATGATGTGGTTGATACATCAGCTATTATCTCACCGGCTGTAACGTAATAGTAACGTAGTAGAAGTAAAGGAATAGGAACGTATAATGAGCGGTAGTAAGGATCTACAGCAATCTAATATTACCTATATCACGGTGCCTGCGGAGCCGATGTTTGAAACCTCCCCTACGTGGGCGGAATTGACTCTGCTTGCTTGCCCTGATAATGAGGGCGTTAGACTTGCACTTAGATCGGTTGGTGTTGTGTTCCATGTGGTGCCGGTTGATGGCTCCAATAACGTCATGGCAGACCTTGAAGTGGTCGATGATAGTGATGGCGATGCAGTTACCAACCTTGTGGCAGCGTTCGACTTCGAGGGCTTGACTGCCAGGGTATACAACGAGGTTTGGCGCGGTAAGCACATCCTTGATCCTGGTGATACCGTCAATGTTGAGGCCGATATTACCACCCCTGATACAGCGGGTGCTGGTGCAGCCTTTATCGTTGGTTACGAAGTTCTCGAACGGATGGCTGAGTAGAAGATATAGGGACTGATGGACTGAGGGGGTAGGGAGACTTACCCCTTCGGTCTATACTATAAGGAGAATGATATGACTTCCGAAGTTGATACGATCTTGAAAGAGGACTCCAAGCGGCAGCTTTTATTTGAGCGCCAGCAAGAGCAGAAGATTCTTCAGACTTTCGACCCGACTACGTGGAAAACATATGCGTGTGTAAGCGAGCCTAATACACGGATTCAAATCTACGAGGAACCGCCTGGTAATCCGCTGAATGAACCGATCCATATGGGTGAGATTATTGCCCATCGTAATAACAGGGTTGGTGACAAGTTTGTAGAGTTTGAGAATGGGCTGTTCTTTACGAATGATGATGAGTGTATTAGGTTCTGCGATAGTCGGTACCCTCATATCGTGGATATGGCCGACCCTAGCTCGCAGACATTGGTAGCGCTAGCACGCTTGCAGACCCCTCGTGCGGACTATGAACCGGAAGTTACTACATCCAGCCTCGTTGACACGGTAGGCGCTGACCTTCTCAAGATTAAGCAGAACCTACAGGTGCAGATTGATGAGGCTATTGCAAGGGAGAAATCGAAGTGGGAAGCCGAGAGAGATCAGAGAATCCAAACGTTCGGTAGCCTCACTCCTAATCCATCGGATTTCCCCTCAGAATAGAGGTGAGTATTGAGCCTTACATTAGGAGAGATTCGTAATAGAGTCAGACGAGGACTATCAGCTACAGTCTCTCAGTACGGCGATGAAGATATAGATGCGGATATAAATGAGGCGATCAGTGGTGCGAAGGCTGATCGTCTCTTTATTCGTGTGCAGGATGAAACTCTAGAACAGACAGCAGATCAATACGAATACCCGTTGACTGGTGTAGATGTGCTGGATTACGTGGTGTTCGTAACAGACTTATATCCTGAGAGTATTGAGACTGGTATATTTGAGAGTGAACCTTTGTCTAAGATGCTATGGACAATAGAGGGCGCGACTATTCCTTATATCAGTTTCCCTACTTATAACTGGTATCCTGATAATGGGAAGAAGATTAGATTGATAGGTATGAAAGAACAACCTCAGGTTAATACGGATGATGATGTAGTGTATTTGCCTGAGTCTTATATAGTGAATAAGGCTAGAGCATTTGGGCATAACAATCTGAGTAGTGGGGCTGGTGGTGGTAGATCATCATGGCATGGGCAACAGGTAGCTATTCGGGAGCAGTATGCCGAGCTAGCCCGTATGTCTGCCTTTGAATATAAGATACCACCGAATAGTAGAATAGTAACAGGGAGATTTTAATGAATCCCGTAGCGAGGTACAACCAGCAAGAGGTAACGATTGAGGATGGTGAAAGCCTATCTAATTTTATCTCTACTGTTGGTTACAGGATTGTTGGAGTGTATGTTCCGGCAGGGGTGGAAGGCGATGCTATTCGCTTTAAGGTAGACCCTACTGGTGAGTTAGCTGATGCAGATGTGCCAGTAGCTGAGAATCAGGCTGGTGAAGATATCAGGGCTGTACTAAGTTCCCTTCCTTCTCTACTTAATATGGTGGCTGATGATGGCACTAATCGAGGGAAGATTGTTCCTGGTGCTAGGGTGGCTGTAGAGTCACTAACTACAGGAAGTGCTCAGGCTCAGACTGGTGATTGTGTTATTACTCTGATTCTTGAGCAGTTGGAAGGCGGATAGTAGTTGTGAATGATGAGCTTGAGAAGATTAAAGAGGTATTCAACGCTAAGAATAATGCTAAAGAGGCAGCGTTGATTGCAGTTGGTGCAGCTAAGATTGAGGATCAAGAGAAGTATTTATCAGTCAAGAGTATTACTAAGGAAGCCTGGCGGGCTATGTCTGAAGGTGAACGCAAGGCTGGTATGGATGCTTGGTTCTCTGAGGATGAGAGCCGGTATAGCCCGTATTGGGATGAATGGAAAGCCAAAGGTATTGAAGGTGACGAGGGTAGACTACAGGCTGAATTCCAACAGCTATGCGATAAGTATGTAGCTGATCATCCTGATGAGTTTACTAACAATATCAGGGCTATGGATATAAAGCAGCTTGTTACATCTCTTAGCGTGTTTAGGGCCGCTGGATTTGAGACTGAACAGTGGATCATCGAAGTTTGGCTTAAGCACCACTTTGAACCACAGGTTATTGGTGGTCCGATTAAGGCTAGGATTCGGTTCCCGAATGGTGGTGTAGTGTAATGCTTCTCTCAAGGGAAGAGACTAAAAGAATAGTTGGTCAATTTTCTCCTGAGTTTTGGGAGAGGATGAAGAATAGATTTTGGATTGAGCAGATCGAAGCGGCTATTGCCGATGGCAAGATGCCGAAGTCTGCGCTTATTCGGTACTGCCTTGAGCACGGCATACCGATGGTTGGTGGTAGTGCTGTTGGGTTTTATATTACCAACGCCGAAGCCATATCAATGCTTACAGATCATGGTGTAGGTATTGATGCCGGTACTGCCGCTGTAATTAATATCTATGATAGCACGGTGCCTACTGATGCTGATACGGCATTGGGGGCTCAGGTACTCCTGGCTCAGTTGACGTGTAGTGCTACAGCGTTTACATCGGTGGCTGATGATACGCCTGGAGCTATAGCTACATTTGCCTCTATTACGGCTGATGCTTCGGCTAATGCATCGGGTACAGCCACGTTCTTCCGTATTCTTACTCAGAATGCTGGAACAGTAACAGATCAAGGTACGGTTGGTACGTCTAGTGCCGATCTTATTATGAACACAGTGGCGTTTACCGCTGGATCTAATGTAGCTATCTCTGCCGCGACGATTCTACTTCCTGAGGGGCCGTAGTAATCAGTTAATAGGTAACACTATATGGCTATCTCTTTTGTAAACTTTGCGTTAGGAGCATCGAATAGTACAACTTCGTTTAGTATAACGCTGCCCGCTACCCAAGATGGTGATATCATCATCCTTGAGTACACTCATAGAGGGACTGGTGATGCTACATTAGGTGGCACGTATAGTGGTGGTGGCTTTACAGAAAAGCATGATCAGCAATATGCAACTAGTACATTTAGTGGTAAGACTTTATGGGCTAGGGCTACAGGAGATCACACAGGACAGACAGTAACAGGTACAGGATTAACTAACTCTTGTGCTGCTATCATTACTATATATCGTGGCGCGCTAGCATCCGGTGATCCAATAGCTGATGCAACTATTGTTGGTGAGCAGAATGCATCAGGTAATGAGACACAAGCTGAAATAACTACAGTAACAAATGCTGCATGGGTTGTTCTAGTGGTAGCCAATGCTCCGGATGTGGATGTATCATCTCAGACTTGTACATCTCCTGGGTCGTTAACAGAGAGAGCAGAGAGGCTATCTACAGGTGGTTTAGATACCTCTATTTCTCATGCCAGTGCTTCAAAGGCTACGGCTGGGGCTACTGGGGCCTTTACATGGGCACAATCAAATGGTGCTGGTGGATCGTGGGCTTATGCCATTAAGCCTGCGGCTGAACCATCTCTTACTCAACTGGCTTTTCGTGGCCGCAATGATGATCATGATGAAGTTAATGCTACATGGAAGGCTGCTAATAATACTAACTTTACTCAGGATACAGATGCCAACTTCCGTATTCGTTTTGAAGTAGAAGAAGTTAATACGGCTGATATTAGTCCTACATTCCAGTTGGAATACAATCTTAATAGTGCTGGGTGGAATGCAGTTAATGCATCATCGAGTGTAGTTAGATCTGTTGCTTCACCTCATTTAGCTAATGCTGCGGCCACTACAAACTTGGTAGATACATCAGCCCGCGCATTTCAAGCTGGAGAGTACGACGAGGTAGATGGTCTACTAGCAGCAATATCCAACTTGAATAACGAGAGTACTAATATCGAGTATTGTATCCAGATTAGAAGTGCTGATGTAGCAGACAGTGACACAATACAGTTAAGGGTATCGAATGCTGGTGTGGCTCTTACCACATACACACAGACCCCTACTATAACTGTTAATGAAGTTATTGATGGTACTAGTGCGGCTACTCCTGGCACCCCTACTAACTATAATTCATCCTCTAGTAGTACTACTCATACTCTTTCCCATACACCTTCTGGTAATAGCCGTGTTCTTATAGTAACTGTTTCTACTCGTAACGGGCCGTGTACTGGTGTAGTATTTAACACTAGTGAGGCTATGACTAAGATTACGTCGGGAGCAAATGGAGGGCTAGATGTCTCTATATGGAGACTAATTAATCCTACTGCTACTACAGCAAATATTGTTGCTACTCTTAATTCAAGTGGTGCAGCAAAGATTTGCGCTATTACATACACAAATGCTAATCAGGATAGCCCAATCAGGTCTTTTGCTTGGCGTAATCATGGTTTTACCACGACACCACAGATAACTACAACTAGTGTCGCGACAACAGATATATGTCAGGATGCTATTTGTGGCCCTGATAACACAGGAACTACTCCTGTAGCAGATGGCGGACAGACAGAAAAGTTTGTTAGTAATGTTAGCGGTGATACTCGTGGTGCTTCTAGTACAGAAGGTGGCGCATCTACTGTAACAATGGGGTGGACAGTAACCAACGAGAACTGGGTTCATGTAATAATTAGTATTAGATCAGCACTAGTTTTTACTGGTGTGATGGCTGGAACGTTACAAAGAGCTACATTTAGTGGTATAGGGAATATGGCTCCATCAGGGGTGATAGCCTCAACGCTACAGAGGGCGCTTGCTAGTCTGTCTGCAATACATGGACAAACAGGTATTATTGCATCGATCCTTCGAGCTACTACGTTTGCAGGCATAGGCACTCAGACTATCACAGGCATATTAGCGGGTATGCTAAGGGCTGCGTTGTTTAACGGTTCTGGTAGTCAAAGTCATATAGGCGCTGTAGCATCTACTATGCAGCCTGCTACATTTAATGGTAGCGGTATATCTGGTACGCTATACACAGGCGAGATGCACAGTACGATGCAGATGGCTACTTTTACGGGCTTGGGTAATATGGCGCCTACTGGTATCATGGCTGCTACATTACAAGCTATGTTAATGTCGGCATCAGGTACTCAGAATCAGGAAGGGCTTATACAGTCTACCATACAGACTATGGTGGCTACTTTTGAAGGGATACATGCTGAGTATCTGACTGGTGTAATACAGTCCGTACTACAGGCCAGTACATTTAGTGGTACAGGATTCATACCTAATACTGGTATTATGGCTGCAACATTACAACCCATACAGTTTATAGCTATGCTTGTAATGATGGGGATACCGATCGAGTTAGCTGCGCACTATTCTTCCTATATAAATTTAGACTCTAGTACGAAATCTGATATAATTAATCTGGCACAAAGAGCGGCCGATATTATAATGAGTGGTTCCAGTGAAAGTAATATCACTAAGGAAGCTGAAACGGAGCAGATCTCATGGCCTTAGAAGCTAATATAGAAGTTATTGACGATTGGTTTATTGGTGAGGATAAGACCTTAACCTTTTATATAACTACTGGTAAGAGTATCAGGGTAAGGGAAGGAGCCGCTGCTGGTGATACTACTATCAAGGTGGATGCGTTAAAGGAATTACTACCAACTAGTACTAAGATTAGATTTGGTGGCCAAGTCGTTACACTTAGTGCAGAGGCTGACATAGGTGACACTACTGTAGCTGTGTCCGCGTTGGCTGGTGCTATCCCTAGAGGGTCTATACTTAGGAAGGTACAGGATGTTACTGGATGGTCTTTCTCATGGCGTATGAAGGCTACCCCTGGAACTACAGCTAATACCTTGAGTAAGACCCCTGCGATATCGGATGCCGATGATGGGATAGTGGTGGTAACGATTGAGGATACTGATACGGATGCCTTGAATCCTACTAAGTACTACCATGCATTATGGCGCACTAATGCGGGTGCAGAGACAGTACTAGCTTATGGTTCAGCTACATTAAGAAGGGCGGTTTAGTATGGTGAGTGAAGCTAGACGTCCCTGGTTTAAGCTAGGTGGTCAGTTACTATACCTGTCTGATGGTGGGAATCAGGGGAGAGGGAAGCCTATTAGTGCTGACCCTGCGTCTGACTTTAACGCTGGTATCAAGACAGGGCCGGTTGACTATGATCAGAGATTGCATACCGAGTTTATTGCTATTGATGATTATAGTGGTGGCCAGGGTTTTGACCGAGTATCTAGCAGGGAAGATATAGGCTTATATTGGAAGTCTACTAAGGGAGTAGATACTACCAGAAGCAAGCATATCATGGCTCCACCGTATTTCCAGAAGGTATTCGAGCAGGCGCATGACTATGCATTAGAGGGTAGTCAGGCTAGAAGTCCTATCCCTCATGGCAGGGCGCTGCTTAGGTACAATGATAAGCAGATATTCGGTTGGCCTGGGTTATTCCTTACTACTGATGATGGGTTGGAGTTTACACTGATACCTGAGGGTACAGGGACTCCTACAAAGCTCATAGGTAGTATGGTCGGTGTTGTAGGTGGGGCCACTAGACATTATCTTAAATTTCTGCATGGATCGACTGGCCCTAGTCTTAAGGCGTTCTATACAACGAATGGTACTAGCTTTACAGCCGAGAGTACAGTGGCCTTGTGGGATGTGATGTTTGCACAAGGGTATTTTTGGGCGCTTGATGAGGATGGTATTAGTCTGTCTACTACCTTCCCTACTACGGGTGGATTCAATGGATTACCGTCAGGGTATGGACAGTTTATTGGCCCTGGTAAGACGCCGACTGGTCGTGATGGTGTTTACTTCATCAAGGGCGGTAGGATGTTCTATGCGGTTAAGGCTGAGGACTTTGTACGTACTGAGTGGGATGAAACAGGGCAGATATGGGTTAGTACATACCTTAGTCCAGACGATCTTGAGATCATTAAAGAGGCAATGGTAGCTCCTGGGTTTAATATTGTAGGAGCGGTCTACTACAACACTACTATTGTATTGACTAACGGATATAGTGCGTTGTCATATCAGGTGTCTGGTAGTCAGGAAGTGCCGAGGGATATCGGGTTTCAAAACTTCCGTGCTGCTACTCCTGAGATTCGTGGCGGTATGATTCGTGCTATGACCGCCGACTCTAGCAAGGTATACGTAGCTGTACAGAATGATAGTGACACCTATATCTTGTCATGGAATGAGCGCGGTTGGAACTTGATGAAGAAGATTTCTAACTTCGTCGTTCACTACATGGATATCGGGCAGTATCCAGTTAACTCATGGCCTACTACTAAGAGAAGTTTGTATGTGGTAGGACAGGGCAATCAGGCTATATCACTTAATGATATTAGTGTGATTAGACGTCCGAGTAGTAATGGGCCTGATACAGGGTGGACTGGCGACTTTGATGAGGTTGAAGAAGAAGTATCAGATGATGATGGTAGTTATATCACTATCAATACGTCTGGTACTAGGGAAAGTTTTAGCTGCGTAGAGGCTAATTCGGGGAATGGGCAGATACTTAGCCCTGGTAGATATAGTGAGTATCCGTTTGGGTTTGAATACAGGCCGGTAAAGTTAATCGTTCATGCTATCGCTAAAGAGGTTGGTGGAGATGCTACGATCGACTTGTTTATTAGGACGGCTGATACGTCTGGTAACGAGGGATTGGTAGACTCTACGGCGCATACTTTGACTACATCATATGTAGAGTATCAGTCTGAATTCTTGATTGAGCCAGATGAGTCTAAGCCCTGGATATATTCGGGATATAGCTGGTACATAGGTGTGTTGAATAACTCTAACATTGAGGTTAGGGTAAGTCAGATGTGGGTTGAAGTAGTGTATAGTCGAACGGCTATTCAGGTATGGGAAGCTAAGCTGCCGGTGCTAAGCCTGAACCCGACGTTAGGGGTCGATGAAGTTGCCTATGATTGGGACTTGTATACAGGGTGGATGGATGGTGGCTTCAAGGACTTAAGAGGGGCGTTGTACGAGTTCCTGGCTAGTGGTGACTTCTCCGAAACTGAATATGTAGATGTTTACTATATGCTGGATAATGACGAGACAGAGATTCTACTAGGGCGTATTGACTCCGATGGTGAGGACTTACATTGGGGCACAGTTAGCCGAGAAGGTGTAGAGTTTAGGTCGTTCAGACTCAGGTTCGTTGGTGTGAACGGGCATCCAGACCTTGAATACCTTGATAGAGAAGTAAGTGATGTAAGTATTCCTGAGGGTAGTACAGTTGATACCCCTGAGGAAGATTGGTTTTATATGGTTCCGTTTAATGAGACGGCAAAAAAGAAGAAGATTGCTCAGTCATTTACACCGACGGTTGATACTACGATTAAGAGGGTAGCTTTTAGGCTAGGACAGATTTGGAATCTTGACGAATCTAACCCTGATAACGTCCCATCTTATACAGGTAAGACCATTACGTGTAGAGTGATTGGTGACTTTGGTGGTATACCCGAAGGTCTTGAATATAGCGAGTTGGTTAGTATAGATGCTAGTAAGCTGGATGGTGCGTTTGAAGTATTAGATGGGTATGGGCTGGATGGTCATGGAATACATCAGGCGCATAGTCTGGTAGTATTCGAGTTTGAGGATGGTGGATTCGAGGTGCAGGCAGGGGACACTATCTGGATTGTAATAGCTGGTGGTGGGGATGTATCTACATCTGTCTGGTATGGTGCTGTAGCCTATATAAGCTCACTTGATGATTGGTACGATGGCGGTAAAGCCATGTACTATGATGAGGATGAAAGTGAGTGGATCAATGTACCGACTAATGAAGAGATACATGATCTTATTGCCGCTCATTGGACTCTGCAAGAAGGTACCACAAATAATAGGTTAGATAGTACACACCATAATAATGATCTAGTGCCGTCTGCTAGTATAGCTGCTGTTGCGGCGATACAGGGAAATGGTGCCGACTTTGAGGAAGGTGACAGCCGGTATCTTAGTAAGGCATTGATTGATGGGTGGGATTACCAGGGTGAATGGACGATTGGATTTTGGGCTAGATTAGAGACTATTACCGGAAACGATAAAGCTATGTTTGGTTTTGGTAATTTTGGCTCAGACCAAGTTATTAGAACTAGGTATTCTCCCTCTCAAGGGTATTGGAGAGTAGCACTAACATTAGCGGATGCATCGTCTGTTAACTTCAATGAGACTAACTACGGTGTGGGTGTGATAGGGGAGGATGTGTATGTTGTCACTAGACATAGGGTAACAGGCGTAAATTCAGGATCTATTGGTATTGCTGTTTGGAAAGCTGGCACCCCTGGCACTGAAATAACTCAATCGTATTCGGGTACTACTATCCCTTCATCGAATGGGCCATTTATTGTAGGCGCAGATAATGGTGGTACTGGAGAGTTCTTTGATGGTTTAGGTGATGAGTTTACTATTATAAATGGTGTGTTAAGTGATGCAGCCATAGCAAGAATTGTGAATTCTGGCTCAGGTGTTACTTTTGAAGAACTAAGAAATATTGTTTACAGTGACCTTGCTGCGGGTAATGCTGACCTTATGTTTAAGGTAGGATTCGACCGGAAGAGTGCATCGGATATGGAGGGGTTTGTTGTGTCATATGACAAGCGTCCACCCTTCCGCGCACAGTGGCAGCTACCTATTGATATCGGCGGCATGATTGATGATGGTGTTGAAGTAGAAGGTGAGAAGGCTAGCGTACAAGGTGTGATGAATTACCTTGAGAAGTGCTGGAATAGTAAGCCGATGCTTGAGTTTGAAATACCTGATAAGGCAGATGGTAATGGGGATTATACTGTTGTAAGGAAATCGCTGGTTAAACTTTCGGCTATGCCACTGGGGTTTGAGGTTGACACCAAGGCAGGTGCTAGGATGGATACAACGATACAGTTGTTGGAACTTACTCACCAACTAAGTCCGGATGAGGATCAGTAGATAGGACTGATGAACTAATATGGCCAGACCTTTTACCACTACTGAGGGCAGAGGTAAACCACAGGGGAGGGAGCAATCTCCTACGGTTGTTCGTGATCCTAAGATTGGTAGAGGTAGACTTCCTGGGTTGGAATTCACTAGGATTCCAGGGGTTAGAAGAGTACGAGCTTTTCCCCAAGCACCTAGGGAAGTACTCAAGCTACCTACTCCAGAAGAGGATTGGGAACAACAGTATCAGATCTGGTATAGTACATGGCGTGGAACTAGACCGGAGTATATAGTATTTGACTACCTTAGTAGAAGGAGGAAATATAAGCATGGTGTGGACTTTGCCTTTCAGAGTAGTTTCCTTGGTGGAAGGCAGAGGCTGGGTGGTAGTGTAGTAGATTTTGAGGTGTATAAGGATCGAGTATATATCAGAGTACAGGGTGAGAGGTTCCACTTAGGCCCCGAGAAGATAGCACAAGATACCGTGCAGGCTACAAGTATTATGAGGTTGGGTTGGCCTGTCGTAGATGTATGGGCTGAACAAGTTATTGTTGCCCCACGAACTGTAATCGAGGCCGCATTAAGAGGTGTAACGCTTAGAGCAGGAGTAAACCCGTAATCATGCTGGAAGATGTGCTTAATGTACCTTGGGAAAAAATGACCGGTATGCTGGCTTTCTTTTTACTATTAGCTGGTACCGCTGGTAAGTGGATTCCGTTTCTAAACAAGCTAGTAGAAGCATGGCTTGATTGGATAGGCAGTGCCTTTACACGTAGTATGAGGGAGCAGGTAACTGAGCTAAGTAACAAGGTAGATACGCACATCAACGATCCCGACGCTCATCAGAATTTGTTTAGAGATTTGTTGGATGGCGTACTAAAGCTAGTATCAATTAAGGAGAAAGAAATTGCTGCAATGGATAAACGGCATGAAGCAACGGCTACTAGAGTCGATCAAATGGCTGAACGCGAAAGCTCAAGGGATGGCGCTGATCGGATTGGTTAATACAGTAGCGTTGACGTTGGTTGTTGTGCTGGTGGTATTGCCTGAGGGCGGGATTGATACCACGCCAACGTCAGATGATGGGCCGGTGTTTGAAGTGCCATTACAGCCTGGGTTAACCGATCCTATCGTGACGTGTGAGATGGCAGCTAAGAACGATGCAGTAGGGGTACTACCGACCGATGGCGGGTTAAGATATCTGGCTCAGTATGGTGCCAGTACTATCGAATGGGTCAGAAATCCTAACGTGAATAACAGCTTAGGATTTGTTGATGGAGTGGATCAGCCGATTAGTGAGGAGGTTAAGGAGTGTCTTATCGAAAATGCTTTGCTTCCTCAGTAGTAGCGGTAGTATCGATTCTTACTCTGGCTGTTGCGTTCCTTTATGGTGGTGGGGATAAGGCATCGGCACATCATCTAGGGTATGTATGGCCTAGGTCGTGGATACCTGAGTCATATTATACGCAGTCACTTGAGATGAGAGACAGCGGAGTATGGAGGTGGTGGTATGAGCAGCAATGTGGGTCAGCTAATAGTAACATATATCTTGCTGTTCGTGATAGCATGGTGGACTTTACTGGACGGTATCAAGTGGGGAATCAGGAGGTCAGCAAGGGTACTATCAACAGTCAAGGCCAGATGGCTATGTGCGGATCTATATTTGTGGCGTCTTGTGGAGCGGAAGCCGCTGCATGTGTTGGTAGCGATAGCCCTGGGTATCCTAGGAATTGTGATGCTAAATATTCAGCGGCAGTAATAGCAGCATACTTCTCACTTGAAAGTCGTAAGTCAGTCGTTAAACACGAGAAGTTTCATTGTAGTAGTCAACGTGCTGAGGACTACGATGATGATCGGACTGATGGTACTAACTATCTAAGGTGTATTGTTAGTCTAAGTATCATGGGGTGTGGCCCTAACCATCCTAATGACTTTAGTGAGCTGGATGATGAGGTCTGGAAACAGGTACACTTCCCGCCTGTACTAGACAGATGTATTTATACACAGACTAAGCCGTGTGTAGGTATGTTTGGTACTACAGTGTATTGGGAAAGGGTGACGGATACTAGGGGTAGAGTGCTGTCATTTGCCTATGATGATGTTGAGGATGGATACGGTAACGGGTATTGGGTGTATAGTATGACCAAGAAAGCGGGCGATGTATATTCGCCTTATAATAGCTCTGGTATTGTGGAAGTTGAGTA